TTTCTTCGAAAAGCGGTAGATGGACATACGCTTAAAACCAATGAAAACAAGTGTGAATATTATTGCACATTAAATGGATCTGAAGCCAACGGAAAGAGCATAAGTGAGATCGGATTGTATGACTCTGAGGGAGACATCATCATGATTGCTAATTTTCTTCCAAAAGGTAAAGATTCGAATGTATCAATGAGATTTGAAATTGATGATGTTTTACAGTAAGGAGATGATTATATATGGCGAACGTGGTTATCCCGGAGAATCCGGAGTTCAATGAAGCTTTGAGAATCATCGAGACAAAGGATCTGGTTCATGCGGATGTAGTAAATCCTATGTTTAGGACATTACTGCTTAATACTATATATCTCGAACGACGGGTAGCAAAGATGATCGAACGGATTGACACACTTGCGATTGACAATACCTATGGAGGACCAGAGCTGTCGGCGGATGCAAATATCGTAGATGCAAGCGCGCAGTTCAGCGTTATCAGGAAAACGTCGTCGACAGCATCAGTACAGACACTGTTTCAAAAAGCAATCGATAGTCTCAGAAAAGGACTCTATAGCTTGTTGATTAGAGTGAAAGTGAACTCAAATTCAAATAACGGCGGGCTAATCGAATTAAATGTAACGTCTGGCGGAGCGATATTGGAAACCAGAACTATTACTGCAAATATGTTTGAAAGAGCAGGAGTTTATCAGACGTTTGGACTTAATGTTGAATTGAATGATACGGTTACTATTACTGCGAGATTGCTGAAAAATAGCGCAAATATAACGGTGTCCGTTGATTATGTCATGCTTCAGCCGGCTCAGACAGCAATCACGAGTTTGTAGGCGGTGGCTATATGATATCAGCAGAGAGACTTGTAGAATTGCGGGCAAAAGTAAAAAAAGAAATGGCAAGGAGAAGCTGTGTGGAGCATGGTTCAAGCGCTTCAATGAATAAATTTGCTGCAAATTATGATTATAATGCTGTTCCGGTCACTGGGGGAGACATTACAGATGAACATATACAAAAGGTTATTGATCCGCTGCTTAATGTAGCGGATTTTTTGCAAGATAACAGCCTGCAACAGAGTCATAGTGGAGCAGATGTGATCGTCGATCAGGCGGAGAAATTTGTTGATACCCTTGCAAAAATAGATAAGCAGGCAAGTGATAGTGGGTGCAGAGGACTCTGTACGGGGTTATGTGTAGGTTCTTGCACATCTGGCTGTCAGGGATGCACTGGGTGTACTGGTGGTTGCGATACCACTTGCGCAAAGAGTTGTTCAGATGGCTGTTCTACATCCTGCGGTGGTTGTTCAGATGGCTGTTTTTCTGGATGCACACATACCTGTGGTTCCGGATGTACAACCGGCGCGATGACTACATAATGAGAGGAGGTGATATCTATGGCGTGTTCAAAAGGATGTGGAACGAGTTGTGCAACGAGCTGTAAGTCCACAGCGTCTGGCAACTGCGGCGGATGCGGGACTTCCTGCTCGCGAAATTGCAGTACGATATGTAGCGGCACCTGTTCTGGTACTTGTGATAAAACATGCACAAAGCAGTGCAATCACAATTGTTCGGACGAATGTACTGGATGTCAACGGACATGCGCAGATGATTGCGAGACAGGATGCAAAACGGATTGCCTTCAGACATGCACAGCAAATTGTTCGGACACCTGCGCAGACTGTACAGGCGGATGCGGAAACAGTTGCTTTTCGACATGCGCAGATGATTGCACAAGCGGATGCAAGGGCAGTTGCAATCAGACATGCACAGCAAATTGCATGAACGACTGCAATACCTGGTGCGAAGGCGGATGTTATTCTTCATGCACATGGACTTGCGAAGGATGCAGTAATACTTGCACCGGTACCTGCACCGGTACCTGTTCTGGCACCTGTTCTGGTACCTGTTCTGGTACTTGTCAGGGTTGTGATAATAAGTGCACAGCTTCCTGCGCTCAGTCTTGTACTGGCTGTAGCGGCTGTTCGGGTTGTGGAAATTCCTGTGGTTCCGGATGCACAGATAGCTGCATGGGAACCTGCAAAAGCAATTGTTCTGGAGGCTGCGGAACCAGCTGTGGAGGATGCTCTACATCCTGTGCATCAAGCTGTCAGAGTGATTGTGGCGGCACCTGCAGGAATCAGTGCTACGGACAGGCGACTACACCGATATATTCATTTAATTAGGAGGAAAAAAATGAGAACAGTAATTATTAAAGTAGACAGCAAAGAGGCAGAGTACATCGAAAGACTGGACTACGAAAGGGGATTTACTAAAGATGTCCTGCAGAGAATCATCGAAGCACACATGGAAGACCCAGATGTAATCAATAGCCCAGCATTTAAGGCTTATCAGAAACAGGGAGCGGAATTGGATGCACAGTTCAGCATGGCAGTAGCAGAGCTTGAGAAAAAATATATTCCGGAGATTCTTAAACATCACAAGATCAAATGGAATCTTGAGTACAAGACAGGAGAACTGAAAGTAGACATTCTGTGCAATTGTGAAATTGAGGGAATCAAATGAAAAGAACAGAACAATATTCCGAAAGGCTGAGCAGATTATATCCTGAGCTGCACGAACCGGTAGGGACAGAAAAGATTCTGACTCAGACCATTACGTTTCAGGTCACTGATGACTGCAATCTGGCATGCAAGTATTGTTATCAGACACATAAGGGCAAAAAGAAAATGTCTTTCGATACGGCAAAGAAGATGATTGATCTTCTGCTAACTGGAGAAAAGGGCATGAGAGATTATATCAATCCAAGGCGTTCCCCTGGCCTTATCATTGACTTTATCGGCGGAGAACCGCTGTTGGAAGTAGGGCTGATTGATCGAATCTGCAGTTACACTATTGGCCAGATGATAGAACTAAATCATCCATGGCTTATGAAAACAATGTTTTCTATCTGCAGTAATGGTGTGTGCTACTTCGAACCAGAAGTACAGAAGGTTTTGCAGAAATGGAACAATCGACTGTCTTTTTCTGTTACCGTTGATGGTAATAAAGAGCTACATGATTCCTGCAGAGTGTTTCCAGACGGTCATCCATCGTATGATCTGGCGATTGCAGCGGCAAAAGACTGGATGAATAAGGGCGGATACATGGGAAGCAAAGTTACTATAGCTCCGGCGAATGTAATGCACACATACGATGCAATCACACATATGATTGAACTTGGATATAACGAGATTAATGCGAATTGTGTGTATGAGGAAGGATGGAAACCGGTTCACGCCACAGTTTTTTACGATCAGCTGAAAAAGCTGGCTGATTATATTTTGGAACACAACCTTGACATGGAAAAGGATTATTATATTTCCTTGTTTGAGGAAAAGTATTTTCGTCCAAAGCAGGAGGATGATCTTGAAAATTGGTGCGGCGGGAATGGTGTTATGCTGGCAGTTGACCCAGATGGCATCATATATCCATGTTTGCGGTATATGGAAAGCTCTCTTGCAGGGCAGCAGGAACCATATAGTATAGGAGATGTGGATACAGGAATCTGCCAGTGTGAATGCCACAAATGCCGTGTGGAGTGCCTTAAGAAGATTGATCGGAGAACACAGAGCACGGATGAATGCTTCAATTGTCCCGTTGCAGAGGGGTGCTCATGGTGTACTGCATACAACTATCAGGTATTTGGCACACCCGATGCAAGGGCTACTTACATCTGTAACATGCACAAGGCACGAGCACTCGGAAACATCTATTTCTGGAACAATTATTACAAGAAACACGGTATTGATAAGCATATGGAGAATTATGTGCCAGAAAAATGGGCGCTTGACATTATCACTCAAGCAGAGTGGAATATGCTGAATAGCTTATAACTATTTTCGATATAATCTAACAAAAAATGATAATATCGAAAAAATATGGTAAAAAAGAGAGGTGTTTTAAAAATGATAAAGCAAGAAGTTATCTTTAATGTTAAAAACCTCATGATCTCTAAAACAAAGAATATCTTTGCAACGGAAGGCATTCGGAATGTATTTGAAGCGGTTTTCCAGTTTCATTCTTCTGATTGGGACAATCTTACGAAAACTGCTGTCTTCGAAAATGTAGAGGGCACGAAAGAGCTGCGACTGCTTGTAGACGATAAGTGTGATATACCTGACAGCTTCTTTAAGACTTCTGGAGTGTGTTATGTGTCAGTGATGGCGGGCGATTTCATGGTCACAAATAAAGCGGCGATCATCGTAGTAAACGCTGGGTATACTTCCGGAGATACCGTACCGGATGCAAAGAATTATTTTGAACAGCTTCTGAGATATTTTGATGCAACGAACACGAATGTTCAGGAATATGGAAAGCTGGCCGAAAGATTTGCGGTTGGTTTGGCAGAGGTTCCTGAAAGCCTGACGGATAACGCAAAATATTACGCGCGTCAGGCAGAGCGTGCCGTAATGGGTATTCCGGGGCAGGTGGAAGATGCAAAGGGAGATATCGACAATTATGTAAAGGGCAAGGAAGCTGATCTGAAAGGCGAGGATGGAAATGTGTGCTTTGTCGAGTTTCGCATTGAGCCACCTTGCTTGTATATGCGGAATAATCCGGATGAAACAGACATAGAGTTCCGACTAAACGGTTCAAAATTGGAATACAAATGGAGGGAAAGAGGTTAAATGGCAAATAGATCAACGGGCAGTGGCCAGTGGACTAACATGGGGAACGTTACACCAAATCCTCGTGGAAGTTATTCTGACGCTGAAACATATAAGTATTTAGATATGGTGTCATATGGTGGCGGTTCATATCTCTGCTTGCAGGATGATACAATTGGTGTGCGCCCATCTCCTGGTGAAAGTACAGACAGATGGTTCTGTTCTTCGGTGCCAGGAGAAGCAACCCCGGATTTCAAAAACTTAGTGACAGAAACTAAAGAAGCGGCCAGGACAGCAAAAGAAAAAGCATCTGAGGCGGAGACAAGTGCAAAGGCTTCAGAAATAAGTGCACAGGCGGCTTCGAACTCAGCCGAAGCAGCAGCAGCTTCGGCCAGAGATGCAGAGAATGCAAAAGATGTTGTTGCCGGATACAAAATTGCGGCTGAAAAGGCTGCATCATCCGCTGCGACATCTGAGAAAAATGTAAATGATAAAATTGCTGGACTGGACAATACGTTTTCTGAAAAGACAACGAGCGCAATAGAAACCATAAACAAATCCGTAGATGCAAAAGCAGATGAGATAAAAAATGAAATCACTGCAACAAAAAAATCTATGGTAGATGCGTCTCAGAAAGCTATAAACGACACAATCGATGCGAGAAAAACTGAGATCAATAATACAGGTGCATCTGAAATTAAAAATGTACAGGCTGAATCAGCAACACAGACACAGGGGATTAAAAGCGTAGCAGCTGAGCAACTGGCAGCTATTAATGCGGCTGGTGGCACTTTAGAGAGTGCAATTGAACGCTACTATGCTATGCGCCGTACGAGAGAAATCTATACGGTAGAAGAACTTGATCCGGATGTTACACAGGCCTGCACGGTAAATCGTTTAGATGCTCTGTCTGGTCTTACCTGCACACCGTCCACAAATACGACAGCTGGAGAAGACCAAATTGGAACCCTCGAAGCATTCCGTCCGATTGAAGTGAACTGGATCCTCGATGATGATGGAAACCAGAAAATTACCGCAATTGAGGGAATGCCGGGATATAAGACGACAGGAAAAGTCAACCGTGGAATCATGAACATGGGACTCTATTACAAAAAAGAGCGAAATGCAGAAGACAATGGTTGGCTGCATCATTGGTCCATGCTTCCTCGAAAAGAAGAAGGATATGTTCCGATGAAAGAATGTGTTCGTCCAGACAATACGGTGCAGGGATGGATGCTCCATCCTAAAGGAGCGGCAGTGGATATTGATGGTGTTCCGTATGTAACCAACGGAAAACCCGTCAGAAACAAACCTTCGTATGCAAATTTTACATATGCACGAAAGCAGGGTCCGGCATACTGCTTTGAAACAGATGTGGATGCTGCATGGGTTCTGGCGTTGACAATGATTAAGTACGGAACAAAAGATCTGCAGGCCTATATGAGAGGATGCACAGCTTACAGTAATCAGTATAATGTTGCAGTTGCTGAAGAGAATACAAAGAGAGTAATTCTCACAAAAGATCAGGCGAATTATTTTGTTGTTGGTTCATTTGTCAGTGTTGGAAATCCAGGTTCAAATACGAACTATGATCGATATTATGCTTATATGCATAATATCGTTGATAGCGTAAAAATCACGGCGATTGAAGCTGTGGATGAAACACATAGTGCATTGGTGCTTGATGTTGCAGCACCTTTTACGACGGAAACAAGTTACAAGGTAAGTGCAATGCATTGGGAGACGGGATCCACTGATTCCGTACAGGGTTACGATGGAAGCCCAGTATCCAATACAGATGGAAAGAATATCTGCAAGATTAATGGCATTGAGATTATGCCGGGAGGTCTTTCGGTATCTGGAAACTCTGTTCATATTATAGAGACAGATTCTGATGGAAATACAAGCTGTACATATTATAGATGTGATGATGCCAGATTGTTAACAACTAATACAGATACAATAATTAGTTCGTATGTAAAAGTTGGAAGTTTTCCTGCAACGGACAATGCGTGGAAATACATCAAAGAGCAGATGGTTGATTTTGGTAAAGGAGTTATGTATCCAGTGACATATGGCGGTGGCGATAAAGCTTATTGGGCAGATGGATGGCATACAGGAAGTACTCCTTCGGCTGGCCAAAAGTCAGCCCGGGAGCTCCTCCGGCGCGGCCCTTTGTACTGCGGCGGCATCGCTGGCCCGTCGTGCGTGAATGGCGGCACTGGCCTGACGAATGCCTGGTGGGACGTCCTCGCGACCCTTTCTCCTAACGCCGTACGGGGTGAATGGCAGGCGATAGCCTGACAGAGGGGCTGTCCCCTCCAATGGCTACAAATGATTTTAAAATGATGAATTTAACCGTATGAAAATACAGACGGTTTAAAGTAACAAAAAATATAATATAAGGACTTATGGGGTCCGGGAGCTCCTCCGGCGCGGCAATCTGAACAACGGCGGCATCGCTGGCCCGTCGTACGTGAATGGCAACAATGGCCTGACGAATGCCTGGTGGAACATCCTCGCGACAATTTCTGTGTATAAAAAATTTGATACTCGACCTCATAAGCCGGCTGAAGAAGCCTATACTTGGGAATACCCGAAATACGTGATAAAAGGCCATTCCTTTCTCATGAAGTAGATTGACATCTGCAGAGTGGGAAGGGGAGACTGGCAGGTGCGCTGCCAGCCGGGACTAGTAGACAACCGAAAGTCCCTGAATCACACAGAAAGGAAAATGCCTTTATGAAGAAATGCTGCAAGAATGTAAATATTTTAGCAGATGATTTTATTGAAGATCCAATTTATGAAGCACTTGACGAAAAATGGAAACGGCCAGATGTGGCAAAGTATCTGCATGGTCGCACAAGTTCAATGAGTTTGCAGGCTATGAAACGATTACTTCGAGACACAGACGAAAGAGATCTCATGGTATCCGGTCTGATCCGTACAGTGGCAGAAAGTCTCAGATATGAAATCCAGAACAGAGAGTTGAAAGTAGAACCTATTCAGTATGGTTGGCGGCGAGATGGAATAAACGGAAAGTTTCGAGAAATCGGAGTGGAGAGTGTAAAACAGCTTATTCTTGACGAAATAGCCAGCGAAGGACTGGATGAACTCTGGAGAAGAAAACTGGGCTATCATCAATATGCAAGTATCAAAGGAAAAGGACAACTCGGAGGCAAAAGAGCAATAGAGCATCAGATCAGAAAGAAATATGCTCAATCTCGGTATGCCTGGAAGGGCGATGTAAGGAAATGCTATCCATCGGTTGATACCCGTAAATTGAAACGTATGTTGGAACACGATGTGAAGAACGAAGTCCTTCTGTATCTTGTGTTCTTTCTGATAGGGACATACAAACAGGGACTTAATATCGGCTCCGGTTTATCACAGTTTCTGTGCAATTATTACCTGTCTAAAGCCTATGTGTATGTACTTAGCCTACATAAGACCAGAAAGCACCGAGATGGTACGACTGAAAGCAAGAGACTTGTATTTTTCTGTATATTCTATATGGACGACATCCTGCTCATAGGAGCCCGGGAAGCTGATGTTAAGAGGGCGGCTCGGGCGTTAGAAAAGTACCTGTTGAAAGAGTACGGACTCACAATAAAACCGGATGCAGACCTATTCCCGATTGATTATCGCATTAAAACCGGAAATAAATATGAGAATTACAGAGAAAAAGATAAGGCAGAAAGGCGCGGAAAACCGATAGATATGATGGGTTATGTGATTTACAGGGACCACACAGAAATCAGAAGCAAGATCTTTCTGCGGGCAAGGAGAGCTTATTCAGTAGCTTGGTACTGCATGAAGAATAGAGTTGAAATCCCTCTGGAGATTGCTTATAAATGTACCAGTTACTATGGATGGTTTAAACATACCGATTCCAAATACGTCAAAGATAAATATAACATTGATGCTGTTTGCGCAGCTGCAAAAAGGAGGATCAGCAAGCATGCAAAAAGCGAAATATATGGAACGTCAGCCAGAAGTGCGCTGGCAGCCTGTTAATAATGGCATGGTGGATGTTACGCTGTGCTTGAATGAGCAGAAAGTGACGATTGAACAGGGACAGATGGAAGGCTCGGCAGAGCAGATGATGTATGAATATGACTATCATCAGTTCAGAGAATCTATTGACAAAATTAATGAAGAAGCAGTGAGAGTATCTCCTACAAAGTATATGTCCTATGTTCCAGAAAGCGAAAAAAGCTTAGAAGAGAAATTAGAGGAACTGCAGGCTTCGAACGAAATGCTTACAAGTTGCGTTCTTGAGATGTCAGAACTGGTATATCAGTAATGATGAAACTATTAAGTAACTTTATTATATTATTACAGAATGATGGAGGAAAAGAAATGATTGCAATGTTATGGGCACAGCAGATTATGCTTGGAAAGAAAACTTATGCAGAGGTACCGAGACTTCTGAAAGCAAAGGTAAAAGAAATCCTGGAAGATTCCGGAATGGGAGAACTGGCAAAGGAAGAATGACGAAACTACAGATAATAAGTAAACAATGGTCATTGATTTATGATCTTCTGCTACTTAATAAGGGGGGCGAGTGAAAGAACCCTTGATGAGATTGAACGGGATATGGATACATTGGAATTTCATTGTAGAAAGTATGCCGACGCAGATGATGAAGAATTGATGGCATGAAAAGGGCCTGAGCAGGCTCTTTTTTTAATGGAGGTAAAACTATGTATAGCCAAAGAAGCCCGCCGTAAGAGCAATATAGAAGCTTTGGAAATTAAATACGGAGGTATTGGAATGACGTTAAAAGAGATTTTGGAAGCTGGTGGGGGAATCCTTTTTGTTGTTCTTACATTAGTACAGGTAGCGCCAATTAAGGTAAATCCTTGGACAGTATTGGGACGATCAATTGGTCGCGTACTGAACAAAGAAGTCATGGACAAAATCGAGGAGGGAAACGCTAAGAATGCACGTTACAGAATTATTCGATTTAATGATGAGGTTAAGCATGATGTAAAACATACAGAGGAGCATTTTGACCAGATTATTGAAGATATTGATACTTATGAAAATTATTGTAGCGATCATCCTCACTTTCCAAATGGAAAAGCAGTTCATTCGATTTCGAATATCAGGAAGATTTATGATAAATGTAGTGATGAACATTCTTTTCTGTAAACACTGGAGGCGGCAGGTAAAATGAAAAAAAGATTAAAAAAGATAGTTTCGGCGATAAAGAAAGTCGGAACATTGAACCTAGTGCTGATGTTTGTCGGCGCTTTTTTTATATGGTTCAACTGGCAGATGATTTTGCTGTACAGACAGTGTGATAGCATGCCGGAAACATATGCCTGTGCAGTTGTGGCAGCAACCATTGGAGAGTGTGGCATATGCGGCTGGATCCGGACAAACAAAGACAAACAGCAGGATCGGAAATGGGAAAAAGAGGACAGGAAGAAACAGGAACAAAACGACGCCAATATGGCAGAAAATGAGGAGGATTGAGAAAATGAAATTTAAAGAAGCATTTGAAGAGATGAAATCAGGAATTCCAGTAAAACTCCCGTCATGGGCTGGCTATTGGTGGTGGGATGAAGAATCCCAGACAATCCTTATGTACACAAAAGACGGTGACTGTCTGGATATAAGAGAAACACAGAATGTGGAGTATACGCTTCAGAATATTCTTTCCGATGAGTGGGTTTATGCGGATAGTCGGAACTGCCCGATTCTTGGCGGAGAAGCAACATTCTCTTTTGGAGAAGCAATTAAGTACCTGAAAAGAGGCATGAAAGTAGCAAGAAAAGGATGGAATGGAAAGAAGCAGTACATTCAGCTTGCAAGCGGAATCTCTTATAAATCGCCTACCGGAGATATCGTGAACTGTGAACATGACGCAATCGGCAACATGGCAGTAGCTTTTGTCGGAACTTCTGGTGTACAGATGGGATGGCTAGCGTCACAGGCAGATATGCTTGCTGAAGACTGGGTATTTGCATAAGAAGAGGAGGATAAATTTATGACATTAGAATATTTTTTACTGTTACTTATGATTGTATCAATCTTTACCGGCTTAGTGACTGAAGGTATTAAGAAGTTGCTTGAAGAGTCAAAAAAAACCTACAAGGCAAATTTCCTTGCAGGAGGGGTGGCTGTAGCTTTATCTCTGCTTGTTGGAGTTGGGTACATTATTTTGATGGAGGCGCAGATTAATAGCAAAATGGCAGTATATCTTATTGCGTTAGTACTTTTGTCCTGGCTGTCTGCAATGGTTGGATACGACAAGGTCATTCAGTCACTTGGGCAAATTAAACTCCCGAATAAAAATGAGTAGTTAGGAGCCTGTTTTAAGGCTCCTTTTTTGCGAGGTGGACTTATGGATAAGCAAAATATAACTGTGTTGAGAAAAATACTGTACGCAGTGGAATCCGGAGATCAGGTATATGGTAAGCAGGATTATTCCTGCTTTGCCGGGGTCGGAGCGAACTGTAGCAATGAAAAAGCTATTACGATCGGTGCGGGCCAGTGGTACGCAGGAGAAGCAAAAGAACTGTTATACCGGATTCAGAGAGCAAACCCGAAGCTATTCAAAGACATGGATAATGCAGGCATGGAAAAAGACCTGCTGATGAAGAGCTGGGATACATACGCCGTAACAGCAGAATCTGCGAAAGGAAAATGTATCGTAGACATTATCAGCACTGACTTGGGGAAGGAATGCCAGGATCAGTACATGGAAGACCAGATACAAGCGTATATTCCGATCATTGAAAAAGCATATGGAACCATGCCAGATAGTGCCATGATGGAATGCATCAATATCCTGCATCAGGGTGGCTTTGACGCATTGAAAAGAATCTTGTCTAAAACTCCGGAACCGTACACTGCAGACAAGATTTATGCAACGTTATGTAAGGATCCGGCAGACTCGACGCCGAACCAGGTAGGAGATTACACAGACAGACAGAAAGCGGTAATCAGCATGATTAAGAATTATGCTGTGACTGCGGAAAGAAAGGAAGATGCAGCAATGACAAAAACAGAAAAAGCAATAAGGCAGATGGAGACATGGGCGAAAGATGATTCTCACGGCTACGATCAGGACTACCGCTGGGGAGAAAAAGGAGATTACGACTGTTCCTCCGCTGTAATTCAGGCATGGCAGAACGCCGGAGTTCCAGTTAAGTCTGGTGGCGCTACATACACAGGAGATATGAAGAACGTATTCCTGAAAAATGGATTTGTAGACGTAACGAGCAAAGTTAACGTAGCAACCGGATCTGGTCTGCTCAGAGGAGATGTGCTGCTGAATGAAGCGCATCATGTAGCCATGTACTGTGGAAATGGTAAAGAGGTAGAAGCCAGCATCAACGAGAAAGGTACCGCTCATGGCGGACAGCCGGGAGATCAGACTGGAAAAGAGTTTCTGATCCGTAGCTATAGAAATTACCCGTGGAATTGTATCTTACGCTATGCCGGAGATCAGACTGTCACATCTGATGCAGAGAAGAAACAGAACACAGTAGCTTATGTGGCCAGATTCACAAAGGATTGCAAATGCTACAGTGCAGCCGGCAAGACTCAGGCGAAAATGTTCCCGGTGATTAAAAAGAATGCGGTTGTAGATGTGATGAAATACACCGAAACCGTAAATGGTAAAAAGTGGTATTTTATCCGGATTCCACATCCAACAGAAGGATTCGTGAGAGAATTTGTTCCGGCCGGATATTTCAAGAAATTGATTTAAAACAGACAGTGCTTTCTAAAAACACACTAAAATATATCACATTATATCACATTAAAAGGAACTCTATGTTACAGAGTTCCTTTTAATATTACTTATTTGAATCTTCTAAGACAGCTCGCTCTAACAGCTGTCTCACATAATCCGGACATTTGCTTTTTCCGGATTCCCAGTTCTCGAGCGTTCTAATCGGTATGTTGTACCTCCTTGAGAATTCTGCCCGAGATACTTTTAGTCGTTCACGCATTTCCATGGTGGACATATTTTCTTTTTGCTTCAGATCATCTTCCATAGATCCTTTTGTTTTGTAAGACATGAATCCTACCGCGGATGGGAAAATACGGGTGTAAGTGGTTTTATTTTCGTCAATCCATTTAATACTCACATATACTTTTGCACATAAATATGGCCATTCCGGACTTAATATAGTACCGTCCGCATATACACAAACATCACATTCTTCAGCGATAGAATTATCATATATGATACGATCGACTTCTTCTTTAAAGAATTTCGCACGGCAATAGGCCACGATGTCGTCTAACTGGTATCCGTCGCATTCAGGTATAAAACTTTTGATCTGTTTTCGCTTGATCTCCCATAGATTCGTGCTATAATCTTTATCCATTTTAACGAGGCTGTCGACAAACCCACCGACAGGAGAGGGATTTAAGATTTTGTAAGCTACATCAAGTTCGGCTTCAGATTTTCCACAGCCTTTCTTGAAATCATGCATTAATTCATCCATCATGGATTCAAATTCAGATTGATTATATTTATACATACATTTCGTCCCCCTTTCTATCAATGTTCTTTGACATATTTATGTATACGCTCATATAAATTCATTTCATTTCGGTTCGCCATTAATTCGCTTAAATCGTTTGAATCATAATTTGTAGAATATACGGCATAACTGCGATTTTCGATAAACCATGAAGCTTCTTTGATGTTGCTAAGAATCTCCATATCTTTAGCTCTTTTTTCTGCGCGAGCAGGTCTGTCTTCAGCTTCGTATTTTCTAACGAGAGCAGATAAATACGAAATCATGTTTTTTCTTATATCTTCAGCCCATGCAATCTGTTTTGGGCTTCCGACGAGTTCAACTAATTTTTGTTCCATTGTTTTCGCTTCCTCCCATGCTTTCTTAAGACCGGAGGATATAGTTAATGCTGACTTTTTAACCAGTTCCCATGCCCTTTTCATGATTTTTGATAAGTTGTATTTCTTCATTTCTGTTTCCTCCGTTCCTTTGATGATTATATAATACCACCAATTTGGTGGTATGTCAAGAAGAAACGCAATTAAATTAATGCTAGTGCACGAGTGCTCGACTTTAAATTACTCTTATCTGGGATATAGCCAGTACCGTTTCCTCTACTCATTCGCCTCTCCTTTTCCCAACGTTGCTATTAAGAGGTTCGTAGCAAAACCTTCTATTGCGTCAATATAATCTATATCTTCGTCTTCCCATTCGCAATTAGGATACCTCTCCCGAAACCTATCAACTGTGCTTAATATAGTCATATATGATGCTTGATCGGCGCCGCATTGGTCATCCAAATCTTTAGACCATGGGTGGATCTTGCCTTCTCCCAGAAGCGTATCATATACAAATGTTACTTCTATGATATCTGTTCTCCTGACGGACTCTTCTAATAAATTCAGAACATATTCCGGTGGAGTTCGAACTCCTGCTTCCCATGACTCGAGCGTTCTAATCGGTATGTTGTATCTCCTTGAGAACTCCGCTCTGGAGACTCCTATGTAATTTCTCATTTCCGTAATGTTCATAATTGTTACCTCCTTCATAATGAAATAATACCACACAATGCGTGGTATAGTCAATGATAATTCCTTCCATATATTACCGCTATTTTTTCTACATCTGGTGTGATAGGATAAACGAGCTTCACACAGTTAAATTTCTGGCGTAAATTCGATAGGATATAGCAGAAAACGATATAATCTAACAAATTCCGTCATGTATTACCATAAAGTGGTAATTTATAACGGAGGAGCAATGGCATGATTAAAATTTTACTGTCGAAAAAGCTGGGAGAGTTAAGACTTACTCAAGCAGATCTGGCGAGGGCAACTGGAATCAGACCCAATACCATCAATGAGTTGTACCACGAGCTCACAGAAAGGGTCAGCCTTGAACACCTTGATTTAATTTGTGAAGCATTAAATTGTGAGTTGGACGAATTGATTATAAGGGTACCAAACAAGGAAACATCTATAACCCATACACGCCAGGGAACCCAGAAATCTAGCGACACAAAGTAGATTGCTGCAACAATCTACAACTAAAGAGAGGGCGAAAACCCTCTCTTTATACTGCAATGTATTAAGCTGCATGGGAAGCTTCTGCATTTTTTCTGAGCTGTTTCATCATGTGTAACCTGCAGGTCTTGAATTCATCTCCGTAAAGACCAAGGCGATTTGTTAAAATATTATACATCAGTGTGACTTTTTTCTCTGCAGTGTATCCATTCATTGATCGGAATACTATTTTGTCTGAGGATTCGATAGACCATGCTGAAAGAGCAAGGACAAACTGGATGTATGCTTTAATTTTTCCAGCATGAAGAGTGCTGTTAAAAAGTCTGAATTCGACTGTGCCTTTCTGGAAGAAGCTGTGAAGATTCAGGGCGTGGTATCTTGTTGAATTATAATGACTATGATCAATACCACCATGATACTGATCGTTCGCACTGCTGTACCAGATTTCTTCAACTTTTCTTGCATCAAGATCCTTTTCTTTTTTCATTGTATCCAGTAAATCCTTACATACCGGCTTGCACCATCTGTCTTTTCTACTTCCTACTGCAAGAGCATCGTAGATAATCTCCTGTCTGCTGAAAAAGAAATTTACCAGTCTTCTGAGAGAAGTGGCGGTATGATTGGCGCCGTCAACATGAATATGTATTCCGCAACTGCTGTGAGGTACTCCGCCGAGTTCTTTAAATTTACGGATTATTGACTGAAGCGTTTCAATATCTTCATAATTAAGTGGCGGTGTTACAAATTCAACTCTATATTCATCCATCAATTCACGTCCCGCTTTTCTAACTGGACAAATACTTGAATCTCTCATTACTTTCCAAATTCTTCTTTTGCTATCTCGAATCGTATAAGTACGATAGCAAGTGCGATCAGGTCCGGTAGCATGACTTCCGAGGATTTCTGCAACAGCCTCAGCGGCCATGGTTCTTGTTATTCCTGTAAATTCTACCTCGACTCCAAATTTCTGTTTCTTTAAAAGTTCTGACATATCATTTTCCTCCTATTATCTTTCAAACCTCGCACCGTCTATGCGAATGTTTGTTCTGCTGTTTATGTTTGTATATTACCATATGTACCGTACATGTCAATAGTTTACTGGAGGAAATTTCTAAAATTATAGAGAAAAAATTCAATATAATGAAGCAAAAGCTTGACATACATTAAACAAGACTATATAATAAAGACAGATAAAAACAGACAAATCAGAGGAGGAAACACTATGAATAAAACGGAATCTGTAGCTGGTAAAGCTACAAGAAGAATGCAACTTAAAAACATGCCTCTCGATCGCTTCGAGGACGGAGTTGGATTCATCCATGCAACCGGATGCGATTGTTTCGTGGATGGCGAGTGGGTAACTGAATATGAAGACGGAATCTATGAGGATGCCCCAGGTTGCGTCTATGAGGACGAGGAAGATGATGAACCTGAGTGGACGGAAGAAGACGAAACTCAGTACGCAGAGACGTTCGAACCGTATCCGGGCTTTGAAAATTTTAAACTGGGAGGAAAATAG